GAGCGAGGTCAACGGCGACGAGCCAGTCCCCGAGCGCGAATCTGGAACCCCCGGTCGCGTCCGCGAAGTGACTGACGAACAAATCGAGGCGATGACCATCAAGGAATATGACGCCTTGTTCGATGAGAACGGGCGACCAAAACCGGGGGTCCGCCATCGAAGTACCCGAGGCATCCCCCTGACACAACACTGAGGGGGTTAGCCGGTGCCGACTGGTGCAACCGAATTTGTAGACAAGACGATCGCGGACGGCGTCTTCAGCCCGGACGTCTGGAGCAAGCAGGTGCTCCGCGCGACCGAGTCGAACCTGGTCATCGCCAAGCTGGTCAATCGCGGGTTCGAGGCCGACGCGACGGTCGGTAAGGCGGTCAAGGTTGCCAGTATCGGCAACCTGGCTGCGCGGGCGAAGGCGGAGAACACCGCCATCACCTACGAAACGGTCGCTGAGAACACAACGACCATCACGCTCAACCTGTGGAGCTACGCGGCGCTCGGCATCGAGGACATCGTCAAGGTCCAGGCCGCGGTCGACGTGCAGAACGAGTACCAGCGCAAGCTCGGCTATGCCGTCGCGCGCGATATCGACACCAAGCTGGCGGCGGACTTCGCCGGCTTCAGCCAGACCGTCGGCACGCTCGGCACCGCGGTGTCAGACGCCAACGTCCTGGCCGCGATCAAGCTGCTGGACGATCAGGACGTGCCGCAGAACGAACGCTACTTCGTGATGACCCCGGCAGAAAAGGTGTCCAAGCTGGCGCTCGATCGCTGGAGCAACGCGTTGTACATCGGGGACCGCAACCTGCCGGCCAAGACGGGCGAGCTCGGCAACATGTACGGGCTCGATCTGTACGTCACCACCAACCTTGTGAAGCCCGCCGCGGGGCAGGCGCACAATGCGATCTTCCACCGCGACGCGATCGCGCTCGTTCAACAGCGCAGCCCCAAGAGTCACCTCTTCTACGACATCGACGTCTTCACCTGGAAGATGGCGGTCGAGACGATCTATGGTCACCAGGAGATGCGCGACCTGTTCGGCGTCCTGGTGCTCGGCGCGTCGTAGACCCATGCCCGAAGCCATCACCGGTAACTCGTTCCTGGATTCGCTGCTGGAGCGCACGCCGGTCGCTCCGAGCCAGCCGCGGCGGGGTCAGAACTACAACTACCCCGAGCGGCTGTACCTGCTGCCCGACGGGCGGGTGGAGTACCTCCAGGGCGATCCGCACAACCGCGCGTACTACGAGGACAAGGGCTATCACCTGATGAGTGAAGCCCCTGGTCGGGACGGTCGACCGTCGGAGGTCGACCAGTACCTGAAGGTCGAATACCCCAAGATCCTGGCTGAGCAGCGCGAGAAGGCGGCGATCATCAACGCCATCCGCCGCGCTGGTGAGCGCGATCGCAACCTGAATTTCGAGGACGACTTCGACGGCAAGACGCTCGAAGAGCTCCAGGAAGATCTGCGGCGCATCCAGGAGGACTACGGCAAGCCGATCAGGATTTCGCGGTCGCGGGCCGCGACGCGCGCTGAAGAGAACCGCGATCGGATGCTGGTCGGTGTCGAGACGACCGAGCAGACGTCGATCGAGGCGGTTGAAGCGCGGCGCGTGGCACGTCCTCCGCGAGGGAGTGCGGCATGACCGAGCAGAACGAGGGCGCCGCGGTAACGGAGCGCCAGCGCGAGCAGTACCGCCAGGACCGCGAGCGGCGGGATGAATGGGACAAGCAGCCGTTCCCCAAATCCAGGGAGCGTGAGCGTGAGGGCAACGAGCGTGCGTACTGGCGTGCGGTCGCGGAGATCCCCAATCCGGGCCCGGTCGAACCGTTGACCGAGCTCCAGGCGTTTCACGCCGAACAGACTGACCCGCCGCCCGGACCGTACCCCGATCCGCCGCTCGGGCCGTATCCCGACCCCGTCATTAAAGAGCGTCCATCGGAGGAAGCCGTCTATGGCAACGCACCAGGACCACGAAAAGGAACAGCGCGAACGCGACGCGAAGGAGAAGGAAGCGCGCGAGAAGGCCGAGAAGGAGCGCGAAGCTCGCGAAGCGAAAGCAGAGAAGGCCGAAGCGCGCGAGGAACGGGCATCAGCGGAGCGGCAGGAACGGGACGAGAGTACGACGAGCCAAACGTCGACGGCTACGACGAGGACATCCGAGAACGGGCCGAAGGCGTCCCCAGCGCAGCAGCCCCCGAGCGGCAACAAGCCGACGTCCGAAAGCCATCCAACGCAAGGTCATCCAACGTTTCCAAACCAGCCGAAGCCGACAACGACAAGCGGCGAGCCGATCGCGAAACCGAGCGAGAAGCTGGACCCGAAGAGCGGGGACATGCTGGTCGATCCGAGGCCGACCGCCCCGCCGATCGTCCAGGGGAACGCTGAGTACGTCTTTCCGCCTGCGGCGCCGAGCTCAGACGAAGTCCTGGCAATCGAGCCGAATCTGTACGAAGACGCGGTCGACGGCCCCGACGAGCAGATCTCGCAGATCACGTACGTTCACTGGACGCGTCCCGATGGGGGTGACTTCATCGCGCCGCTGAGCACTGCGGAGGTCTACGAGCGCAAGGGCTACAAGCGTGGCGAGGACGAGGACATCCCCGACCTGGTGGCGTACATGGCCGAGAACGCCAAGAGCGACGAGCAGCGCGAGCGCGACAAGGTGTCGAAGGAGCGTATCGAGCAGCACGATCGCGATCGGCGCGAGCTCTTGCAGCAACAGCAGAACCGACGGCGGGAGCAGGCGCGTGCCGGTTGACGGGACGTCGATCGAGTCACAGATCGGCGCCGCGGCGGGGCTGTGGACGCACACGCCCGTCGATTGGGCGGGTAACGAGGGCCCGGCCAAGCCGGGCTCCTGGCCCAACAACGCGATCGCCGGCCAGTTCAGTACGGCGACTGGCACTCGGCCCGGTAACCCGGGCGCACCAGGTAGCGCGACCGCGGCGGGCATCACGCTCGGGACGCCGACGGGCGTCACCGGCACGGCAGCGGTCATTAACTGGACGGTCGCGGCGGGTGCCGGCACGGTCAGCAACGTCGAGTACGGGCTGACAACCGCATACGGCTCGAACGGCGCCAATCAGAACGGCGCCGGCGCGAAGACCACGCCGCTGTCTGGCCTGACCCTGGCGACCACGTACCACTACCGCATCAAGGCCACGCTGAACGCGGTGACGAACTACACCGAAGACGACACGTTCAGCACACTGCCGACTACCGCATAAAGGAGCGCCATCCATGTCTCAACCAAATCCACCACGCCCGCCGGGTCCGCCCGACCACCCACACGGTGGGCCACCAGGCCAGACCGGCGACCATCCGCAGGGCGGGCCACCAGGTCAGGAGAAGCCCCGTCCCGAGCAGGATCTGCCAACGCCGCCGCCGCCGCCGCGTCCGGAGCAGCAGCCAGGTCCGCAGCCGCCCGATCCGGGCGAGCCTGACGACGACGATCAGCCGGAGTCGCCAGAGCGACCACGATGAACGACGAGCGCACGCCGGACGTCATCGATGGTGCTCGTTTCCTGGGACTCTCGCGGGCCGAGGGCATGCGCGAGCTCGGCATCAGTGACGAGCGTGCGTATGCCAGGGCGTACCGCGACGTCGAGGCGGCGGTGAACGCTCGCGACAACCGTGAATCGCAGGGGGGCGTTCGCGCCCCCATCGTCATCAAGCGCGCTGGCCGGGACGTTACCGACGTCTAGCTGATGCCGAGCGCCCCGCCGCTGCTGCCGATCGGAGGGGCGCCGCCGCCATACACGCCGCCCCTGGTTCCGCCAGGTGGTGTACCGCCATTGCAGCCCGCTCCACCGTTGCCCGGCCCAACGCCGCCAGCACCGTGGACGGGCCCGCAAGGTCCGCCCGGCCCCGCGGGGGAACCAGGTCCACCTGGCCCACCAGGCGCCGACTCAACAGTGCCCGGACCGGCGGGGCCGCAGGGCGCAACGGGCCAGCCCGGGCCGCAGGGCGTTCCGGGCCCGACGGGTGCTGAAGGTGTTCAGGGCCCGGTAGGGCCTACGGGCCCGCAGGGCGCCGCTGGCAGCGGTGTCACCATGCAGGGCAGCGTCCCGACTGAGGGAGCTCTGCCGCCGTCTGGCAACGCGCAGGGCGATGCCTACATCGTCCAGGCCGATGACTCGCTGTGGATTTGGGACGGTACACAGTGGGTGTCAGGCGGCTCGATCCAGGGTCCGCCAGGTGCGACCGGCCCCGCCGGCGCGCAGGGACCAGCCGGAGCTCAAGGTCCGCAGGGTGTGCCAGGTACGGCGGGCGCCACCGGCGCACAGGGGCCGCAAGGCATCCAGGGTCCGCAGGGTGTCAAGGGCGATACGGGCGCCACTGGTTCGGTCGGTCCTGCGGGGCCGCAAGGCGACCCCGGTCCGCAGGGTGTTGCGGGTCCGCAGGGCGTCAAGGGGGATACGGGTGCCGCAGGCGCTACGGGCGCACAGGGCGCGCAGGGTATCCAGGGGCCGCAGGGCACTCAGGGTCCGGCTGGTCCTGGTGTGCCAGTCGGCGGCGCGACCGGCAACATCCTGACCAAGACCAGCGCGACGGATTACGCCACGGCATGGCAGGCGCCGGTCGACTACCTAACGCAGGCCGAGGGAGACGCGCTGTACGCCACGCCAGCGAGCGTCACCAGTGCGATCAACACCCACGCCGCGGCGGCTGACCCACATTCGGTCTACCTGACGCAGACTGAGGGTGACGGGCGCTACCTGACACCAGCAGCCGCGGCGACCACGTACCTGCCGCTGGCCGGTGGCACGCTGAGCGGTGGTCTGCAATTCGGCCCAACGAATTCCCATGACATCGGAGTCAGTACCGGAGGAAGACCGCGCGACTTGTTCGTCGCGCGCAACGCGACGCTCGGCGGGTTCCTGACGACGGTCGGGATCACCAGTACGGGCGGGGTGACGATTGTCGCCAGCGTTCTGGCGATGAGCTACGACCAGCACATCCAGTGGGGGGACGCCAACAAGCGCATCTTTGTCGACACGCCCGGCGCGATGATCTTCGATGCCTGGTCGGGGTGGTACTGGCGGAGCGCGCAACATGCTCATGCCGTCCGCATGAGCCTGAGCGCAGGCGGCGTCCTGGATGTGCCAGGCGCGATTATCGGCACGCTGGACTACGTTGGCCTGAAGCACAGCAACTTCTGGCAGTACTCGTCAGGCAGCATGGATCTCGGCAACGCCACTACGTACGCGCACCAACTTCGAGGCGTTCGTGCCTGGGGCGGAACGCTGACGGTGTCCTGCACCGGTTCGAGTGGGTTCATCGTCGGTGGCGGCATCGTCAACCCGCTGGTTTTGTCAAACGGCGAAGGGTGGGTGTTCATTGCTCGCGACGGATACTGGTGGTCGCTTGCGAGGTCGTACTAAGGAGATGGCATGGCTGGACTGACCCCGAGCACGGCACTGGAGCTCAACAACACCGTGGGTACGATCCTGCGGCGGTTCGTGGACGACCGCGAGAGCGTGCTACACCTGCACGCCAGCCTGGAGCCGCTCGATCTCACCGCCGAGCCGTACCTGATGAGCGAGGAAGATCAGACGTTGATCAAGTCCGCGGTTGGCGATCTCAACACGGCGCTCCAGGCGATCGACATGACGTTCATTTCGCGGCTCGTAGGGATGTGGTGAAGTCGATTCCGCTCAAGACGCTGCACGCCGAGGGGCAGGCGGACATCGAGTACGTTCAGATCCTGCGCGAGGTCATGCGCCGTCCGCTGAACCCGCAAGCGGGTGCCGACATCGTGGAGATGCGGCAGTCGATCAGGGTGCTGGACGAGCTCGAAACCTCGAACGGTACGTTGGAGCTCGAAGACGCCGATTACGAGCACTTGAGGGCCAAACTGTTGGCAATGCCCTGGAACGTGATTGATCGACGCATCGTGCAGCTTGTCGATGAGGTAACGGGTGCCTGATGCCGACTCTGGCTGAGTACCGACGATCGGTCGCGGTCGAGTCGGGGCCGTACATCGGCCCGGAGAGCTATGTCGTCCGAGCGACCAGCGGATCGACCACCACCAAGCTGGTGTGTTCGGCGTACCCGATCAGGAGCGGCATCCCGCAGAACGATCTGCTGGTCGAACGTCCGCTGTACCGCCCGAACGCGGTGCGTGAAGAGGACAAGCACCGCTACGTCCAGGCGTACGACCCGACGACGGGGAGCATCACACCCGATCTGGCGTGGATCAACCCACCCATCCCGGTCGCCGGACCGACGACGTACGAACAGCTTGAGGCGTACACCTACGCCGATCTCGAAATGATGACCTACGAGCAGATGGAGAACCTGGGCGCGGCAGGCGTAGGCGAACGCTTCGAGATCCTGGGGCCGTTTGACGTGCCGACGTTGCATCAACTCATCAACGACGGGCTGAAGCAGTGCTGGATGGTGATCGAGGTCGCGTCCATCCCGACGCCGGGTGCATCGCGGCATTCGCTGGAAGTGTTGACCCCCTGGCTCCAGGACGTGAACCACGTCCGTCAGGCGGGGGTGCTGGCAAACTACGAGGACCGCAATCAGAACGATCCGTTCCGCCGCATCGTGCATGGTCGCGTCGAGCGCGACGGCGGCAACTTCTACTTCAACAGCGGCAGTCGGACGTTCAACGAGTACGACATCCTGTACCTGCGCTGCTACAAACGTGCGTACGACCACTGCCGCCCGTCGGGCGGCGCCTTCGGTGACCAGCGGGGGCTGGTCCTGGAGACGGACGAGGCGCCGATCGAGCGTGATTGGCTCGCGAGCTCCGCGGTGAACATTGGCTGGCGGCGTTTCGCGCACATTCTTGAACCTCAGGCCAACCAGCGCCTGATCCGTGACCAGGTGAGCGCCGCGGCGTGGTTCACCGATCGCAGTCGGCAGCACTTCACCGCGGTGGCGCCGACGTTGACCTTTCGCCCCACTCGCCAATTCGGGCCGGTGGCACGCTAGATGTCGATTCTGTCAGCGCGGCGACGTCCGTTTCCCTACCACGTAGTCATCGGCAACACCGGCTTGCTGGTGGGGTCCGCTGGGCCGAACAAGCCGATGCTGGTGAGCTCGAAGATCCAGGACATCTCGCAGGTGGCGCCGCCCGACTACTCCTACGCGGGCTCCAGCCCCATCTCTGATCGCGACCAGCCCTACGAATCGCTCGTCCTGGGCTACGGCTGGACCGTTCAGGAGAAGTGGCAGGACATGCGCTACACCGCGGCGCAGGCGGTCGATCTGTCCGTCCACCCCTGGTGCAAGGGGCCGGAGATCACGCTGTTCACGCCGCCGATCAGGGACATCACCAGTGGCGTCCGTGGCTTCTTCGAGCTCGGCGGGGTGTTGTACTGCGCGCAGGGGCGGTACATCCTGCGTCGCGATGCCGACAACACCTGGCCGGTGGCGAAGGACTTCGGCGCCGGTGTCGCGGTCCTGAACGTCATCGTCTTCGCCAGCAACTTCGACGGCATCCCGCTGGTGTGGGTGGCGCTGAATACGGGACCAGCACAGTACAGCGCCAATGGAACGACCTGGACGGCGATGCCGACGTTCACCGCTCTGGCGTTCGCCAGCGTCGGTCGCGAGTGGTGGATGGCGACCGACACCAATCTGCTGCGGAAGTGCGATACGAACGCCGACCCGCGTCTGGAGGCGAACTACACCACGACGCAGTTCCGCGTCGGGGACAAGAGCTCGCACATCACGGCGCTGATGATCTCGTCCGCCGGTACGCTGATCATCGCCAAAACCGACGGGGTCTACACGCTCCAGGCGAACGGCGACGATCGCCAGTTGTTCCCATTTCTTGAGTTTGCGCCGCTCACCAGCAACGGGCAGGCGTGGGGGCAGTTCGAGAACAGCCTGTACACGTCCTACGGGCGCAACCTGATCAAAATCGATTCTGACCTGTCGGGCTCGGACGTCGGTCCTGAGCGGCTGATCAACAACGACTCAGACGTCCGCGGGCGCGTCACCAGCTTCACCGCCATCGGTGGCATGTTCGCGCTGGCCGGCCTGTTCAACCCCGATACGAACATGGGCTACCTGATGAAGTTCGGCGCGTACACGGCGCAGGGCTCGGAGAGCTCAGAGGTCCGTCACCTGGACGTGTGGCACGGATCGATCAGCGAGCCGTTCGCCAACAGGGCGCTCCAGGCACTGTTCCCGAGCACCATCGGTGCTCCAGGAGCGCACACGCGCACGTATATCGGCATGAGCGAGGGCACGATTGGCTGGCTGATCAATCCGTGTGTGGCGAACCCCGCGGCGTGCGAGGCGTACCGCTTTCACGTCGGGGTCGGGTGGGTCGATCTGCCGACCTGGCACGGCGGCTACCACGCGTCGACCAAGTCGCTGCGGCACTTCTCGGTGACGGGCGAGCACCTGGACGCGAACAACTACGTGTCGTTGCAGTACAAGCTCGATCCTGCGACGCCGACGTTTACGCAACTCGGGCCAAAGTTCGACACCGCGACGTACGAGATAGCGCCATTCCCGATCGACGCCTCGACCGTGCTGGCTGAGTTCAGGGTGAGCCTGCACAACACCGCGGCGACGGCCAGCCCGCTGGTGTCTGCCGTCTCGATCGGACATGCGCTGCGCCCCAAACGGTACATGCAGGTGGAGCTCACCATTCTGTGCTCGGACGGCCTGGTGCGGCGCGACGGTGTGCCGATGCGGATCGGGCGGCGGGCGATCCAGTGCGCGGTCGAAGAGGCCGTCGACACCCCGGGCGCGGTACGGTGCATCCTGCCGGACGAGAGCGTGCAGAATCTGTCGTTTACGGACTACGCGATCTCGCAGAGCTTCGATGAGATCGGTCGCCAGTGGCGTGGTTCACTCACGGTCAAAGCGGTCCAGTGGGACACTGTGAAGACGGAGTTGTAGATGGCTCGAATCGAGACTGACCCGAACTACACCGCGCCGACCTTCCCGAGGGCGACCGCGGGGCCGGACATCTTCAAGAAGGAAGACGTCCAGAAGCTGGCCGAGGCGCTGAGCGTCCATACCAATGACGGCGCCGGTCACGGTCTGCCGATCAACGGTGCCAGCATCGCACCTGGTTCGATCACGTCGGCGCAGATCGCGGACGGCGCGATCCAGGGCACCGACATCGCAGACAACACGATCAACGCCAGCACGAAGATCTTCACCGGCAGCATCATTGGCCAGAACATCTCCGATGACGCCATCGGCCAGAACCATCTCACTGACAATGCGGTCACCACCGCGGCCCTCGTCAGCGGTGCAGTGTCCAACTACAACGGCCAGCTTGCGGTCCTGCCGTTCAGTACGAGCCAGGTCGGAACCTGGGTGGCGACGCCGTTGTCCATAAATTTCACCACCGCTGGCGGCGGCGTGTTCCTGTGGTTCGCGTTCAACTGCTCGTACGCGGCGCCCGCCGGCGCGTACTTCCGTATTGGGATATCGATCGATAGCGGCGGCGCGATCACCATGCAGTCGAGCGTCAACAACATTGCCGACCAGGCGCACCGCGTGGGTGCCGTCTACCTGGCGACCGGGCTCAGTGCCGCGCCGCACAACTTCACGGTGTACGTCCTGCTGAACGCAGCGGGTACGTTCGCCTTCGACGGCGGCACGCCGGCGTCGGTCGTGCTCCTGGAGATGAAGCGATGAACGAAGACGAGATCCAGTTGAAGCTGGACCAGCTATCGCAGCAACAGAGCTTCCAGACGAACGCGATCAAGGCGGCGCTCGAAGCACGCTGGTCGGGCGGCGCGGACACAGTCGACGGCTGGCTGAAGGCACTTGATCCGTCGATCGAGACGAACCCGCAGACGCCGCTGTACTGATGCCGACGGTCGAGCAGCGCCTCAACCAGCTATCCGAGCAGCAGGGCTGTATCACGCGTGCGCTGGCCGCGATGGGTGACGGTCGCTGGACGTGCGCCCAGGCTGGCGCTGACAGTGTCGAGGGCTGGTTGCTGGCGCTGAATCCGACGTTCGAGGGCGGGCTGCTGCCCGATTCGCCGCTGTACACCATGCCCGACCCGCCGATCATCCTGGACCCGGATGTCCAGTGGATCGGCTCTCCGAACCACTACAACGGCAGGGCGGGCCACCAGGTGGTGGCGATCGTGATCCATACGATGGCTGGCACGCTCGAAAGCTGCGATAGCTGGTTCAGGAACCCGTCATCGCAGGTGAGCTCGCACTACGGCATCGGCCTGGGTGGCGAGATCCACCAGTACGTCAATCTGTGGGACGGCTCCTGGGCGAACGGCGTGCTCGAACCGGGCAACGACTGGACGGCGTTGGTCGGCAATAGCTCGAATCCGAACTATCAGACCGTCACCATCGAGACGGAAGACAACGGCCACGGCTGGACGGAGGTCACCGAAGACCAGTACCAGGGCACGCTGGCGGCGTGTCGGTTGGTGATGGAGGCGTACCCGCAGGTGTTCTACCTGTTCGGTCACCGCATCATTTCGCCGCAGTCGCGGCCACAGTGCTGCGGCGATCGCTGGTGGGAGAGCGGCAGCTTCCAGCGTCTGGCGGACGAGCTCGATCTGGAGGCACATTTCTGATGTCCACGCTCGCCATCGTCTTGATCGTCCTGCTGGTGGTCCTGCTGTTCGGCGGCTACATGGGCCGCGGCAGCTACGGCAGCAACGCGTACTACGGGCCCGGCCTGGGCCTGCTCGGGCTGGTGATCGTGATCGTGCTCATCCTGGTGCTGACCGGCAACCTCAACCTCTAGTCGGCGGTGAACATGGTCCACGCGCTGTGGGCTGCGGTCCAGGGCGACCCGCGCATGATGCGTATCCTGCACGGCTGGCTGACGATCGTGTGGTTCGCGGCGGCGTTCCCGATCATGATCTTCTGGAGCGAGAACATCCAGTTCCTGGTCTTCGTCAGCGTGTACGCCGTCGTCACCGGCCACTGGTCAAGCTGGCAGGCGGCGAGGGTCGAAGAGAAGCAGGATGAGGCCGGTGGCAAATAGTGGGGGCGAGTGGCATGAAGCGCCGCAGGTAACCATCACACGGCTGGTCTGCCAGTTGGTCCTGTCGGTAGGGGTGCTGACCGCATGCGGCCTGCTGGTGGTGAACCACCCCGAGCACGCCGCCGGCGCCGCTATGGCGGCGGGCGTCGTACTCGGGGCCTGGTTCGGGGTGGTTCGCGAGGGGCGGCTCCGCGGCTAGCGGGTCAGGCGTCCTGCGAGCCAGCCGAGCGCGACGATGCACGCCAGCAGCACCAGGACGACGACGGAGTCAGGCACGGAGCAAGTTCCAGATCGCCGTGTAGATCGTCCATAGCTGGAGTGCCACGGTCGAGATGACCAGGACGCCGATGCAGGCCAGGACGGCGTAGGCGATCAGCGGGTGAACTTCGCCGTCCATCAGAGGTCCGTCCAGCCCCTGTCAGGGGTCCAGATCGCCTGACCGCTCGGGTGAGCCTGCCAGAAGAGCTCTTCTTCGAGCGCCATCTTCTGCGCGTCCCGCGGCGGCTCCTGGACGAAGTACATTTCCAATGCGGCAACGTCTGAGGGGCGGAGCGAGCGCGTCTCGCCGGTGTCATCGGTGCGAACGATGACGATCGGGCCGGCGAGGCGGCTGTGCCCCAGGTGCGTCGCGAAGCGATTCGCTTCAGGCCGATCGGGGCGGATCAGCGCGTCGTCGTCGCAGAAGGCGTAGAAGCCCTGGCGGCGCAGGCTCGGCGGCAGGCCGCAGGTGCCGAGGTTTCCTTCGACCAGGCGTACCAGGTCGCGGTAGTCGTCGCCGTCGATCCGCTCCGAGCGCAGCGGTGCTGCCCCTCCAGGCAGCACCAGTACGGTCACCGGGCGGGTCATGGTTGCTTCATCGGAATGGCTTTGGCGACGCTGATGACGTCGACGCCTTCGGGTGCCGCGGCGGCAGCATCGTTGAAGCTTTTCGCGGCGACGATCGTTGTCTCGGTCCTGGTGACCGTGTAGGTGACCACCCATTCGGTCAACCCGGAAACCACCCCGTTGGTGGAGGTTTCCGCAACCTTGGGCGGCGAGACTGGTGACGTGCTAGGCATCTGAAATTGCTCCTTTTTTGGCTCTCTGTTCGGGCCACGGTTCGTCCCGCGGCGGGGTACGCCGGCACTGTCGAGCACCTCGTACAGGCGGGTCGTGCCGATGTTGTAGGCGCGCATGATCTCGGCAATCGTCTCGCCGGCAACGTACGCGTCGATGACTTCCTGGCGCTCTTCGAGCGTGAGCGGCGGTCGAAAATTGGGCGGGGCGTCAGAAACGGGGGTTTCCTCCTTTGGCGGCGGGATGACGGCGTCGTAGTGCGGCAGGCCGCGGGGTAGTGCGGCCTTGAGAATCATCTCGTTCGCGATCTGCTCGGGTGTTTTGCCGGCATCGATGCCGTTTTCAATTTCACGATCGAACTCGGCGTCGAGGACGACGCTTTTGACGGCGTCCTGGACGCTGAGCGGGGCGTCCCACTCACTTGGCCGTTCCACAATCTGCGGCTCCTGGAGGTCGACTTCGTTGATCAGCGCGCGGTTCGCTTGCGATAGCTGGTACTGCTGTTTGAGCGCGCGGCGGCGTTTCATTTCTGCCCTTTCCGCCTGGAGCGCAGGCTTGATGTACTGGAAGTAGCAGTGGGCGCACTGGTCGTGACCGGCGTGCGCGGTGCCCATGCAGCCCTCTCCGCGGTACTGGCACTTGCGGTGAGAGGACGACGCCATCAGTACCCCGCGCGCTCTTTCTCGGCGGCGACCTGGAGCGCCGCGACGATGGGCTCGCGCCACCCCTGCTTCGTCTCGTCGGTCCAGGAGCGCACCGCGGGTGTCCGCGCGAGCTCTCCAAGCAAGTTCAGCAGCGCGCCGAGCGGGACATAGGTGCGGACGCGGGCGGTGTTGCCCTCGCTGCCGCGGTGACGGATTTCGACCAGGGTCTGGCCGTCCCACTCTTCTTCGAGGCTGACGATGTCCGCGACGTTGACGTAGAGTGACGCCTGGTCGCGTCCAGCGAAAGCCACCCGCGGCAGTTCGATGAATGACGAGGTCATGCGAGATCGGGGGCTTACGCCCCCGCCTCCTTTTGCAGAATGGCTCGCAGGCCAGCGGTGAGCTCGCGGGCTTCGGACCCGCGACCAAACTTGTGGCTGGTCACGCCGTGATGGCGCGCGAGCGAGCGGATGACGGTCAGGCAGTAGATGCCGCGGAGCTCCGGCAGGCGTTCGCCGGTCTGCTCCGAAAAGATCGAGCCCTTGTACGAGCCGTCGCTCTTCTCGACCGTCTCGAACTCATCGATGACGGTGATCGGGATGTCGCTTTCGACGCGCATCGTGTCGGCGTTGAGGATCGAGTGACCGTCGTCACCGAACATGTCGAGAACGAGGATCTGCTCGTCCTGGGACACGGTGTCCCAGGAGAACGGGGGCTTCTTGGTCTTGGGCATTAGTCGTCTCCAAAAACGTCTTCGTAGCTGTAGCCGCCCGCGGGCCGCGGCGTACCGTTGCGCTGATCGCGCTGGTAGCGGCTGAGCGGGCGACCGTCGGTTGCGAGCTCTGAAGGATCGAGGGGCAGTTCCTCCTGCTTGATAGATGTGGCGACTGGCGTCGTCTGTACAGGCGCGGGCTGCTTGACCAGCGCGAGCAGTTCGTCGGCGGACTCTTCGACGCCAGTCTCGGGGTCGATCGCGACCGACTCGCTGGCCGCTTGCGCGGCCTGGGCGAGGCGGACGGACATCGGGATGGCTTTGGCGCCCCACGGCAGGCCAAGCTTGTCGGCGCAGGTTTCGCCGTAGCCGACCAGCAGGCTCTCGGGCTGGTCGAGCTCCTTGCCGCAGCGGAAGCAGCGCGAGCCTTCCTGGGCGAAGGCGAGGCCAGCGACCAGCCAGCCCTGCTCGTCGCGAGCGGCTTCGGCCAGAACCTTGACCGCGGCGGCGACGCGGGGGCCGGCGGACTTCCAGAGGCTGACCGCGCCGTTCGAGGCCGCGGTGCCGACGCCGTTCCACTCGCGCTCGCTGTCGCTGCCGCCGACGCGGAGGCTGATCTTGCGGGTGCCCTCACCGAACTTCTCGACGGCCCACTCATTCTTCGAGTCGAAGCGCAGCGCCAGGTGGTCGCCGTCGGGAAGGGTGACGCGGTAGCGCCCGTCGGGGATGCTGGCGACGTTCGGGCCGAATGGCGTAGCCGCGGGCGCCGAAGGCGCGGTGGGGGCGGCTGGTCGCTTGGCGGCGAGTCGGCGGCGGGCGTCGGCCATCAGCACGTTCAGGACACCCTTGCTCTGGCCGTCGGTCAGGAAGGCGCCGTTTGCCGCGCGAAGCTTCATGTCGCGCATGAAGTCGTCGTCTTCGCGAAGCTGGTAGATCGCGGCGTAGTGGGCAGCGGCTTGACGAAGCTGGATCGTCATGTCCGATGCCTCGAACTTGCGCCCGAGGGCGGCGCCGATTTTGTACACGGCGTTGAGGACGTTGCGGTCGGCGGGGGAGAGCTCGGTGTTCTGCATGGCACCTACTATAGGGCACCTACTGGAGGGGCTGTCAAGCTTTCCTCCAGCGGGTGCCGGCATCAGCGGTTCGGATCGTCGTCCGATTCGTGGACTTCGTATTGATCGAGCGCCGTCCAGCGGGAGTACAGGTCTGCGCCATACTCTTCGGCCTGCTCGCGAGTCGCGAAGCGCAGGGCGTTGTACGCCCACTCGCTATCGCCGCGGGTCTTGCAGCCGACCTTGTAGCTACGCGGCATACTTCGCCTCGTACGCGGCGACCGCGGTGTCGAGCGTGTTGTTGTCGAAGACGTGCAGGTTGCCGAGCTTCTGGAACTCGGAGAATTTGTGCTTCGAGTAGTCGTCAACTTCCCACCCGAGCGCAGCGCAGAATTCGGTGAGGTTGAGCATGTTTGCCGCGTACTGGAGGCGGCGAAGCTGGACGGTGAGATCGCTCACTTGATCATCCTTTCGTAGACGGTGGTGGCGACGAAGTCGTAGGACTCCGCGGCGGGCTGCGATTCACGGCCTTCCGTCCAGAGGGTCATGCGCTTGGCGTGTCCCTGGCGGATCGTGGCGCCGTCACCCTCCAGGGCGACCAGCGCGGCGGCGTGCTCGGCGTACTTGACGCTGGCGATGTACTCACCGCCAGCGTCGTAGACCTTGATTCCAGGGGAGCTCGCCATCAGTCGAAGTCCCGCGAGCCGGTGACCTGGCGCAGGTAGCTGACCAGGTGGTCGGCGGAGGCGAAGCGGCGACCGTCGATGCGCGCGACGAGCGCGTCCATCTCCGACCGCTCTTCGGCGGAAACCTTGTAGTCCTCAGGCTGGTGCCACTCGGCATTGGTGACCGAGCCGAGCTCCCAGGAGACGCTGACGACGAAACCGTACGGGTCGGTCTGCCCGCTGGCCTGGTACTCGGTGACGCACTCGGCGCAACCGCAGACCTCGCTGTGTGTGTTCATGTCGCCTACTGTAGCATGCCTACTTTAGGTAGTGTCAATATGCGCCGGCGCCGAGTATGGTGGTTGCAGCAGGTGACCTGGCCGGAGTAAGGTAACGGCATGCCAACGAAAACCAGGTTGATTGAGCGGGCCTACGCTGCCTGGCTCAAGTACCGTTCTGGACACGGTCCGCCGCCGACCTTCGGCGCGAGCACGGTCGAGGTCTACGACGGACGCACGTACGTGTTCCTGCGCCGCGGTGAGCAGATCGTGGCCGTCTATCGCTACGTCCCCGCAACCGCAAACACACGCGATACGCTCAAGCCCCTGGAGCGGTACTGGCCGGGGCCATACGGACGGCGGCGTGCCGCGGCGGCGTAAGCCCTATTACTGGTCAGCCGACGCCAGTGAAGCGGCGTTGCAGCATGCGCTGGCGAACGTTGCCCGCGGCGCCGGCGGTGAGTGGCTGGATGCCATGTACGTCGTCGTCGTCAAGGTCGCGCGGACGTGCTACGTGTTCACGTCCGACGACGTGTGGTGGACGGCGGAGCGCCTGAACCTGGAGATGCCACCGGATCTTCGCGCGCTCGGTCCGGTCATGCAGCGGTGCGCGCATGAACGCTTGATTCAGCGTGACTGGACGACGGAGAAGACCATCAGAGAAAACAACCATCGGCGTGACTTGAACGCGTGGCAGTCGCTGATCTGCCGAAGCGCGACTGCGGCATGAGTGACCGTGACGATCGCCGCCCATCGGAGGCGGAAAACAACGCGTGGTTCGCCTTCAAGGCGATCGCGAAGAAACAGGGGCGCGAAGCTGATGAGGTTTCGTTCCGTACCGGCTGGCGGCAGGGCTGCGGGTTCACCTTCGGAGCGACCAGCAAGCTGTCGCCGGCGATTGACGCATTCGTGGCGTGGATGGACTACGTGACGTCCTGGAGCGCGCCACTACCAAGAGAACAGGAGGTCGAAGATCCCGGTCCTGCTGGCGCACGCATGACCACGGATGAGATGGACGGCGCCGACGAATACAACCGAGCTCGATAGGACTCAGTTCCACCAGGCCGCAGGCCACAAGGAGAGCAGGCATTCAATGCCCATCAAGATGAACAAGCCCGGCGACACCACGTTCGCCATCACGATCGAGGACCGCTTCGATCCGCAGGAAGACCACATCGTTGAAATCGTGGACATGGACACGCGCGACGATGTGAGCACCATCGACGGCAAGCCGTACACGTCGATCGTCTGGAAGTACCGCGTCTTCGACGCCGACGGCGTGGCGTTCCTGGACAAGATGGACGGCTCGCCGTACGAGGGTTGGGAGTTCAGCAGCATGGCGCTGTCGCCCAAAGCCAAGGCCAGGGCGTGGGCGTCAGCGTTCCTGGGCCATGAGTTGACCGACGAGGAATGCGATCGCATTGCCGAGGCGTTTGACACCGCCATCGTCGGCAAGCGGGCGCGGGTGTCCTGGAGGGTCGAAGAGAAGGCCAACGGCACGCGCATTCGCTTCGCACTGCTGCGTCCGATGCTCAATCGTCCTGCTGCACCACCGAAGGCGCCGAAGTCGAAGCCCGTAGAGGAAGCGCCGCCGGAGTTCGTCACGCCGAACCCTCCACCGCGGTCGATGCCGACGGCGAACGGTGCGCCGCGTGAGTCTGCGGCGGAGCGCCGCGCTCGTCTCGAAGCGGAGCTCGCCGCGATGACCGACGAGGACGCTGATGGCGACGAAGTCCCCTTCTAGGGACTTGGTGG